TGATGAGTGGCAAAATGATCGATGACGACTTTAGAAAATTTGCTGTGGACACTCAGATAACAGGTATCTCTAAACTAGTGGAAGGATCTAATTGGGAAAAACCAACTAAACTGAATATTGCTAAAAATCTAGTAGAGAAGATTGAAGAACTTCTAGATGGTAAAGCACACTATTTCATTTGTTGTGATAAAACCACCGAACATGAAAAAATTGTAATCGAATACAACCATCAAAAGAAATGACAACTCAAGCATGGATCTATAGTAACGGTAATCAAGAATGTGAGAGAGCTGCTATGCTCCTCACAAGTATCTACAGTGACTTTCATGAGTACATTTTAAACAAAGAATTTACAGAGAATCAATTCCGAGCAGAGTTTGGGAGTGAAGCAGAGTATCCCCAGATTGCAATCGGAGTTCATCATAGAGGATCGTTAAAAGAAACTCTACATTATCTAAAAGACAACGAATTAATTACATGAATACTGAATCGCAAAAACCACCAGTACATCCTGAGATTGCTGAAGTAGAATGGATTGATGATTGTTTCCGTGTATGGGAAACTAGAATGGGTCTATGGTCTTCTGAAACAAAAGAAGGTCGGAAGATGCTTACTGGATTAAAAAAAGAAGATGTAATTAGTATGACTAGATGGCATCTTCAATGCGAGCAAGAAGGAACGCTAGACCAGTATACTAGAGTCGTCGGCAGCGCAGTTTTGGATGGAAAACTCTGATGTAAATCCCATAGATATCCTCAGGTTGATTAGTGAACTTGAGGGTTCTTCTACTTTAATGAAGTACATGGGATTCAATGAGGACAGAGAAATTATCAACACTATGAAAAAGAAATACTATAAATTATATTTCAAACTTAATAAGAATAAATAAAAATAAAAACATGGCTGGACAAGCAGGGTTTCTTTATGAAACTAAAATACATACAGCATTAAAAAAAGAAGACTTAGTTCCATCTGGTTTTACTCCAGCAGGTTCTGATGCAAATGCTCCAGATGCTATGTTCATTTATGGTGGAAAGGATAATAAGTTAGAAATAAAATTAGATTTAAAAGCAGACTACGGTCAAGGAACTCTTTCTTATGAACCAAAGAAAAAGAAGTGGGAACTTGGTGGTGCAAAAACTGCAGCAGCAGAAGAGATGCGTGGACTGTTGAGTGCAGTTGGAATTGAGAAATTTGTAAACACTCAATGGGGAAACAAGGGAGTACCTAATAAAGGCAATGTACCATCAAAGTCTTTTACGAAGGATATGGTAACTTCTGATTATGCTAGGTTTAAAGATGCATTCTTACCCATCAACTCATCGGCACTTTGGAATTATTATGCTACTAAAAAAACATATTATATTCAGATTGGTGGATATGGATTATATTATATGAGGTCTAATCCTGCTAATTTACCAATACCACAGTTTAACCCTAAACTTAGGATAAGGATTAGAGTGAAGAGAGGTGGTAGTAACCCAATGGATAACTATCGATTTACAACAGCATTACAAGTAACCTCGAAACCTCCAAAGTCTTCATATGATTTGGATAAAGATGTTTTATTTTTGAAAGCAGACTTCGCTACTAAATAAAGGTATAAGGTATATCATTATCGATGAAGAATCTATTTCAATTCCTGGGAGAAGCAACTGCTTCACAAGCTTCCTTGCAGGCAAAGAAACTGAATCTAAAGAGCGACGGACATGGAGGATGGGTAGACTCCAAGGGAGAGTTTGTTGCGAAAACTGAAGGTGGAAAATTAAAGTTTTACGATAAGGGACAGAAACCTGGGAAAGATCCTGATCAGGTTAGAACTCCTAGTGGAAAAGCAATCGATCATAAGAAACCAAAGAAGAAAGAAGAACCAAAAGCACAACCACAAGCACGGAAGACAGAAGCACCACCAGAGGAACAGCAGGTTGCTACAGATACTCTTACAGTTGTGTTTGGTCGTTTTAACCCACCAACTGTTGGACATGAGAAACTTCTCTCTTCAGCACAGAAAGCATCTGAGGGTGGTGAGTTAAAGATTTATCCTTCTAGATCTCAGGATCCTAAGAAGAATCCTCTTGATCCTGATATGAAAGTATCGTTCATGAGAAAGATGTTCCCTGACTATGAGGAGCAGATTATTAACGATCCAGATATGAAGAGTATCTTCGATGTATTGATAACCGCATCGGAAGATGGATATGAGAATGTAAATATCATTGTTGGATCTGATCGTCAAGCAGAGTTCGAGAACCTTGCACAGAAATATAATGGTGAACTCTATGAGTTCGGATTAATCCGCGTAATCTCTGCAGGAGCTCGTGATGCAGACGCAGAAGGTGTAGAGGGAATGTCTGCATCTAAGATGAGAAAAGCAGTTGTTGATAATGACTTTGAATCCTTCCGTAAGGGAACTCCAAAGAATCTCAATGATGCAGATACACAGCAACTATTTGATGCTGTAAGAGGAGGAATGAAACTTAAGAAAGTCAAGTCAGAAACCTGGGAGATTGCACCTAAACTCGATCAGAAATCTCTCAGAGAAAACTATGTTGCTGATAAGATTTTTAGACTTGGAGACATTGTAGAAAATCTCAACACAGGATTGATTGGTGAAATCATTCGTCGTGGTACTAATCATCTTATCTGTGTAACTAGAGAGAACTTCATGTTCAAGTCCTGGATCAAAGATGTGAAAGAGAGTTTAGTAAACTATTCTGGTCCTTCTGGTGTACCTGGTCCGCAGAGAGAAGTCGGTACTGATGCTCAGAGAGAGTATACTATGAGGATGACTGGTATGAAGGAGATTAAGAATTTCATAAATAAATATAAGATTAAAAAGTAAAATTCTATACTCATGACTCATCTTAACGAGCTTTCTAAGATCTATAGAGAAAGTATTGCTGAATCTGCTGTTCCTGGTAAACCTGCGGAAAAACTGGGTGCTGTAACGGGTATTCCAAAGGCAGATCAAATGTCTGCTGCTGAGCGTATTAAGAAGAAGACTGCAGCAAAGAGAGCAGCTCTTGAGAAGAAGCATGGTACAAAACCTGGTGGTATGGATGACCATCCCGAATACAAAAAGAAAGAGCATGTTGATGAAGCAGATATGAAAGGTGCTCCTTCAATCAAGGATGCAAAACCAGCAAAGAAAACTAACGTTAAGTATGACCCTCACATGAAGGTAATGGCACCTCAGAAGGAAGCACTTGATCCTGTAGGTCGGGAAGATGGTGATGTAGATAACGATGGTGATAAGGATTCTTCAGATAAGTATCTGATGAAGCGTCGTAAGGCAATCGGTAAAGCAATCGGTAAAAAAAAAGTAGGTAGTCAGTCGGAAGAAACTGAGGTTGATGAGTGCTGGAAGACCCACAAAAAGGTGGGTATGAAGATGAAGGGTGGTAAACTCGTTAATGATTGCCGTCCTAAAACAGCATCTGACTATAAAGAAGCAGTTGAAGTTCCTTCTAAAGATCTAAAGAAACTTGCAGCAAAAGCAGTCAAGAGAGTTGATACTGATGCTGATGGTGATGTAGATCATAATGATAAGAAGAAAGGTCCTATGGGAGAGTTTGTTCCCAGTGCTGATGGTAAGAAGAGAGTTTACTCTGGAGTGAAAGAAGGTTTCTCTAATTGGAGAAATGATCTAGTCGAAGTAATTAAAGATGAAGAGAAGACTATTAAAGAGAAGAGTGTAAAGAATAAGATCATTATCAATCCAGAACTCAAAGAGTCTGTAGAAAATCTTGGTGGAGTGCTGCTAGAAGTAACAGAGTTCAGTAGTATCTTAGAAGAGATTACTGATGCTGAGTTAGAGTTTCTTTCTGATTCAATGATCGATGAGATTGTTGAAGAAGTATTTGCTGAAGCACTTGAGGATGGTGATGATATTGATGTGATGGAGACTCTCCTTTGCGAGTCTATTGAAGCCTCTCTAACTTTACTTCAGGAGGATGCTGGAGCAGAAGCAAGAAAGCGTCTGATGAGTAAGTCTCCAAGAGCATCGAAACTTGATAGAATTAAGTCTGCGGTCAAGAAAGGTGCTCAGGTAGCACGAAAAGCGGTAGTTAAAGGTTCTGAGGTCGCTGGTAAAGCAGTGGGTCATGCTAAGAACCTTGCTAAAGATATGGGTAGTGCTGCTAAGAAAGGATACAAGTCAACACAATCTTCTTCTTCAGATTCTTCATCTGATAGTGAAACCAGAAAACCACAAACATATAGAAATCAAGGAGTAACCAAGAAGAAACCAGGGATGCTGAGTAAAATTGGTTCAAAACTGAAGAGTGGTCTTAAGAAAGCCGTTGGTAAAACTGCAAGAGCAGTATCCAGAGGTGCTAGAAATGTAGCACGTCGCATGGGTGAAGAAACTGAACTTCAAGAGAAGGAATTATCCATTGATCAGCAGATGAAAATTTCCCGCGATGCAGCAGCAAAAAGAAAACCTTATCAACCTGGTGATCGTCAGAAGCAACGTGCTGCTCAACTCAAGCAGATGGCAAAGAACGCAAAGAAGGACACAAGAACAGATGCTCAGAAAATGACTGATGCAACTGGTCCTCGTCCTGGTTCTCGTTATAGAGGTGACTGATGAACTGGATAATGGAAATGAAAAAATGCAAACCTGGCGAATACTATTGTTACACCGATAAAAAGTGTAAGAAGATTCCCATGGGATGGCATATCGCCAGAGGTGGATATATAGAAAAGGATAATGAAGAGAGTGAAACTAAAAAGAATGGAAATGGAAATGGAGGTTCTAATGGAAACGGTAACGGTAATGGTAACGGAGGAGCAGTCTCCGAAGCAGCAGTCTCCAAAGCGCAACAAAGATTCTTCGGGATGGTTAGGGCGGCTCAGAAGGGGGAAATGGAAAATCCCTCACCTGAGGTTTCCAAAGTTGCTGCCTCCGCCAAGCGTTCCGACGTGAAGAAGTTTGCTTCTACTAAACATGATAAACTTCCTGAGAAGAAAGTTTCAAAGGAAGAGACTAAGTATGATAAGTACGACAAAGAGAAGAAGAGGTTTGCTAAGGCAGACCAAAAAATGAAGTTTGGTAAGTTCTACGACAAGGCAAAAGAAGCACAGACTCGTTTGCGTAAAGGAGAAGTGAAGAAGTGGGATCCTGAAAAGAAAAGATATGTCTCTAATCGAGATTGATTTTCCTATATAGAATGTAGATTTAAGGGTTTATCATGCTTGCATTTTTACTTCCATTAGCGTCAAAAATTATCTCTGATGCGGTTTCCAAAATTCCAGAAAACGAAGAACTCGGTGAGAAGTTGGTTGAGATCTGTCTTGTTATCTTGGGTAAAGCGGTTAAGTTAACCAAGACTGATATGGATGATCAGCTACTAGAAGTCGTTAAGAAGGCGATGTTAACAAGAGAAGAAGCGGCGGAATGATGGTGTAAGACCCTATACCTAGGGTCTTATTTTTTTATAAATATTTCTATCGTAAAAAGTTTATCACAGGCAATCACATGGCACTCTGGGGAAATAGCGACAATGTGACCTCAACAGGAACAGTAAGTCTTAACTATGCTACTGGTGTTGTAACTGGTTCAGGAACCACATTCGTCACCGACTTAGCAGTCGGACAAGTAATTCGTTTCGGCGCGAGAGATGGAATCTATCACGGCGATGCTGTAATTAAATCTATCGCAAGCGGAACATCTCTTACTATTGGATCAACTGCAGGACTTAGCGGAGCATCAATTGCTTCTACAGACTTTACTGTAAGCGAATGTCCTAAGTACACAGTTCTGGATTCTGTATACAGCGAATCTTCTGCAGGCACAGAAGACACCTTCGCATACGGCGTTTCTGGTGCTGGCGTTACTGCTGGTAGAGCTACTGCATATCACGCAACACACGCTGGATGGGTTGGTGTTACGACCTATAACGATCTCAACGGCAACCTGAGAGTTAAGCAGGAAGTCTTAGTTGCGATGTCTGGTATTTCTACAGGTAACGCACCTCTGTTCCCACCTGCATAATAATTGACTAATGTTTTTTGATGAACTGAATGAAGATAATTTTTTGTTATTCGCTATAAAAAATTATGAGAATCCCCAGGCAGTGACCAAGGACGATTTTGATAAAGATTTGAATCATTTCAAATATATCAAACGTCTATTGAAGCGATATAAAGGTTCAGGAGAGTTGAAGACATCTCTCCTGATCAATCACTTTATTGTTTTGTATAATATATTTGGGGATGCAGCAACACCAATGCTGTTTTATAAAATAGAAGAGGATTTATGGTCTGTGATGAAAACATTCATTGTTTTCTTAAATAGACTTCCAGATACTCCTAGATGTTATATTCATGATATACATATTGATATAAATTGTTTAGGTCAATTAAGAAAAACTTACTACAATCCAGATGGAAAAGATTGATTACATAATAGAAATGGTTCGACGGATCAAAGAAGAAGGTCCAACTATGGCTATGGGTAATGGAAAGATTGCTGGGTCTGTAGAAGCAGGAGATGATCCACCAGTAAGAAAGAAAAAGAAATACATTTACATGAAAGGAACAAGAAAACTCTGGCAGCAAAAGTAATGGCGTTCGGTCTAGGCAAACTTGCAGTTCTAGAATCAAAATTAGATATCTACGAAGACCTGTCCAAGGAGATGCTGGACAAGTTAGAACGTGCTGTCTCTACTATTTCTGAGAATAGTAATAGAGTTTCTGTTATACTAGAAAGACATGAGAATCGTTTAGATGAGAGTGATAAGTCAGATCAACTCATCATTAGAATGATAGAAGAAATGAAAAATCAAGAAGAAAAGAATCATGTAATTCTTCATGATAGAATTGATAAAATTCAAAAGAAAGTAGATGTAAATCAAAGGTTTGTGATTGGTGTTACAGCAGTGTTGACCACTCTTGTCGCAGTGCTACAAGTGGTTCCACCTATCATCAAAGTGTTGACTCCTCCAGTAACAGCGAGTACAATAGAAAGAACTATTTGATCTCTTTACAATGGATTTGGTTGACGCGAAGTATATCGGTCTTGTCTCTCCACGATTTCAGAAATTTAAGAAAGTAAAAAATAATTTATTTAATCTCCGCTGTCCCATCTGTGGAGATTCGCAGAAGAATAAGAATAAAGCTAGAGGATATATCTATCAGGTAAAGAATAATACTAATTATAAGTGCCATAATTGTGGTGCAAGTCTTTCTTTTGGTAATCTATTAAAGCAAGTAGATCCTCAATTGCATAAGGCATATGTCCTTGAGAAGTTCAAGGAAGGTCATGCTGGTAATAGTTTCGTTACTAAAGAACCTGAATTTCATCTTGAGAAACCAGTGTTCAAGAAAAAGGAATTAAGTATAGATTTACCTAAGGTGTCTGAATGTGTGGAACCCCTAGGATATCTCATTGCTAGGAAGGTAGATCCAGATAAATTCTATTATACTACTACATTCAAAGCATGGATTAATTCTATTAAACCTACCTTTGAAAGCACTAAGTATGATGAACCGAGGATTATTATTCCTCTCATATATAACAATACCCTAGTTGGAGTGCAAGGAAGAAGTTTTGTTATGAATTCATCGAATTCTATTAAATACATTACAGTCATGTTCGATGAAAATGCGCCAAAGATCTACGGTCTCGACGAAATCGACAGAGATGATACCGTCTATATTACTGAAGGACCTTTCGACTCTACGTTCATACAGAATGCGATTGCTATGTGTGGAGCTGACGCTCAAGTTAGTAATTGGGGTATTAGCGATCCTGTTTGGATTTATGATAACGAACCCCGTAATAGAGAAATCGTTACCAGAATCCAACGTGCAATCGAAAACGGTTCAAGGGTAGTCATCTGGCCAGAGAGTATTGATGAAAAGGATATAAATGACATGGTAATGTGTGGACTGGATCCCCAGTCTGTGATAAAATCTAATACATACTCTGGACTAGAAGCAAAGTTAAAATTTACTAATTGGAAAAAGATATGAGCAACGGGACTACTGTAAAAAAGCGTGATGGTCGAATTGAATCACTCGACCTAGATAAGATGCATTTAATGGTTGAAGAGGCAACTACGGGTCTTGCAGGGGTCTCTGCGAGTCAAGTAGAGATGAAGTCGGGTATTCAGTTCTATGATGGAATTACAACTGAAGAAATTCAAGAGATTCTAATTCGATCTGCAAGTGATCTGATTGATTTGGATCATCCTAACTATCAATACGTTGCTGCAAGATTACTTTTGTTTGCCGTTCGTAAGCAAATCTATGGAAAGATGAGAGAACTTCCTCATCTTGAAGCACACATCATGAACTGTACAAATGTTGATGTTTATGATAAAGAGATCTTTGTAAAATATTCAAAGGAAGAGATTGAAAAAGTAAACTCCATGATCGATCATGATCGTGATTTTCTGTTCACTTATGCTGGTTTGCGGCAGGTTGTAGATAAATACTTAGTCCAGGATCGCAGCAATGGTGGAGTATATGAAACTCCTCAGTTCATGTATATGATGATTGCTCTGACTATCTTTGCTGAGTATCCAAAAGAAACGAGACTCGATTATGTCCGACGATACTACGACGCGATCTCAAAGCACAAAATCAACATTCCCACACCTATCATGGCGGGAGTGCGAACTCCACTTAGACAATTTGCAAGCTGTGTTCTTGTTGATGTTGATGACACCCTCGATAGCATCTTTAGCAGTGATATGGCTATCGGCCGCTATGTTGCACAACGGGCGGGAATCGGTATCAACGCGGGTCGCATCCGTGGGATCAACAGTAAAATCAGAGGCGGAGAAGTTCAGCATACAGGTGTTGTACCATTCCTCAAAAAGTTTGAGGCAACTGTCCGATGCTGCACACAGAACGGCATTAGAGGTGGATCGGCTACAGTCCACTTTCCAATCTGGCACCAAGAGATAGAAGACATTATTGTTCTGAAGAACAATAAAGGTACAGAAGATAATCGCGTAAGAAAACTTGACTACTCAATTCAAATCTCCAAACTCTTCTACGAAAGATTCATCAGAGACGAAGAAATTTCACTCTTCTCGCCTCACGATGTTCCAGGTCTTTATGATGCTTTTGGTACTGATCGATTTGATCATGTATATGAAAGTTATGAATCTGATGAATCTATTCCTAAGAAAACTATCAAAGCTCAAGAACTTATTCTAAACCTTCTGAAAGAGAGAGCAGAGACTGGTCGCATCTATCTGATGAATATTGACCATTGCAATTCTCATTCGTCTTTCAAGGATAAGGTTGAGATGAGTAATCTTTGTCAGGAGATTACCCTGCCCACATATCCTCTAAATCATATTGATGATGAGTATGGTGAGATTGCTCTGTGTATTCTTTCTGCAATCAATATTGGAAAAGTTAAGTCTGATGAAGAACTAGAGAACTTATGTGATCTTTCTGTTCGTGGACTAGAAGAACTGATTGACTATCAGAAGTATCCTATCCAGGCAGCAGAGATCGCCACAAAGGCACGTAGGTCCCTTGGAATAGGTTTTATAGGTCTTGCTCACTATCTCGCTAAATTAGGGTTCTCCTACGACTCTCAGGAAGCATGGGACGCTGTTCATGGACTCACCGAGAACTTCCAATATTATCTTCTCAAGTCCTCCAATCAACTCGCAAAAGAGAAAGGACATTGTGAATACTTTGGTCGTACTAAGTATGCAGATGGTATCCTCCCGATCGATACATATAAGAGAGACGTAGACGAAATCTCTAGTCAGGAGTACGAACGTGATTGGGAATCTCTTAGGGCATCTATCTCCGAGTTCGGATTACGGCACAGCACATTGTCCGCACAAATGCCTTCAGAGAGCAGTTCCGTTGTGTCAAACGCAACCAATGGAATCGAACCACCTCGCGGATACTTGTCCATTAAGAAATCCAAGAAAGGACCTCTTAAGCAGATTGTTCCGCAGTATAACTCTCTGAAGAACAACTATACTTTACTTTGGGATATGCCTAATAACAGTGGGTATATTAAAATTGTTTCGGTTATTCAGAAGTTCTTTGACCAAGCAATTTCTGGAAACTGGTCCTATAATCCAGAACACTTCCCCGACAACGAAGTACCTGTTTCTGTTATGGCTCAAGACTTCCTCACTACTTACAAGTATGGATGGAAGACGAGTTACTATCAGAATACATACGATATCAAGACGGATGAAGTCAAAGATGATGATAGAGAGAGCGTTGAGTCTTTGCTCAATGAACTCCTGACTGCAGATGAAGAAGACTGCGAATCTTGTAAAATCTAATTTTATTAAATACTCTTGTAGAGTTGGAATTGGTAAGTAAGCAAACGGTAAACAAAGGAGAAATAGATGAAGGCAGACTTCAAAGTAGATAGAGCATACAGTTCAAATAAAGCGAACGGAAGAATGACTGTGGATAGAATGACGGTATTTAATACCGACCAAGTGAATACCCTGAAACAACCAATGTTTCTGGGAGCTCCCCTAGGCATTCAGAGATACGATTCTTACAAACATCCAGTTTTCGATAAACTTACCACACAACAATTAGGATACTTCTGGAGACCTGAAGAGGTTTCTCTGCAGAAGGATCGTGGTGACTATCAAACACTGACCCCCGAGCAAAGACACATTTATACTTCTAACCTGAAGTATCAGATCATGCTTGACTCTGTGCAAGGTCGTGGTCCTGGTATGGCGTTTATCCCATATTGCTCTCTTCCAGAACTAGAAGCATGTATGGAAGTATGGGGATTCATGGAGATGATTCATAGTCGTTCTTACACATATATTATTAAGAACGTCTATTCAAATCCTTCTGAAGTATTTGACCAGATCATCACAGACGAGCGCATTGTAGAGCGTTCTAAGAGCGTTACAGAAGCATATGATGATTTTATCAACAGTGCTCAAATGTGGGGTACTGGTAATATGTGGCAGAGTGATTTCAAAGATTCACCTACATCTCAATGGGAGATCAAAGATGTTAAGAGAAAGCTCTATAGAGCAGTTGCTAACGTTAACATCCTTGAAGGAATTAGATTCTATGTATCGTTTGCATGTTCTTTCGCCTTTGGCGAACTTAAACTCATGGAAGGATCTGCAAAGATCATTTCCCTTATCGCAAGAGACGAAAACCAACACCTCGCAATCACCCAAAACATCCTGAACAAATGGAAGCAGGGTGATGATCCTGAGATGGCTGAGATCATGAAGGAAGAGGAAGAGTGGACCTATCGAGCATTTGAACGTGCAGTGAATGAAGAGAAGCGTTGGGCAGACTATCTGTTCAAGGATGGATCTATGATTGGTCTGAACGATAAACTGCTTCAGCAGTATGTTGAGTGGGTTGCTAATCGTCGTCTTAAGGCGATTGGTCTCAAACCTCAGTATGATATTGCTGCAAAAAATAATCCTCTACCCTGGACACAACATTGGATCTCTTCTAAGGGACTGCAAGTTGCACCACAGGAAACAGAGGTTGAGTCCTATGTCGTAGGTGGAATTAAGCAAGATGTTAAGAAAGATACTTTCGCTGGTTTTCAACTTTAATAAGAAACCAACATTAGAAAAATACATAGAAGCAAAGAAGTGTGACGATTTTATATTTGAGAATCGTGACTTTGATGACTAATTATACAATTTGTGCTTAAATAGGGGGAGAAATCCTCCTATTTTTTATGCCTAAAAATCAAATAGAGAAAGAAGAAATGAAAGTCCATGTAATGAAACTGAAGCATCAGGTGGACATGGAGGGAGCAGATGTGTGGCAGGGAGAGAGAGAACTTGCTCATAAATACCTGAACAAGGTATTAGATATTATTAATGAGTATAGATATTGATTATGAAAATCCTTGGAAATATAATGGTGTGGCTTTTGCTGGGAAGGATATTGGGGATTATTTTGGTTTTGTTTATCTCATCACAAACATACAAAACGGAAGGAAATATATTGGGAGAAAGTATTTTTGGTCGTTCCGAACACCGAAGGGAAAGAAGCGTAAAGTAAAACAAGAATCAGATTGGAAAAAATATTATGGTTCTTGTCCAGAACTTAAAGAAGAGATAGAAAAGATCGGCAGAGATAAATTCAAACGAGAGATCTTATCTCTTCATAAAACAAAAGGTAGAACAAACTTTGAAGAGACTCGGCAGTTGTTTTTTAACAATGTGCTTACGGAGTCTTTAAATGGAGAACCTGCATACTATAATAGTAATATTTTAAGCAGATATTTTAGAAAAGATTATTATGGAGACGATTGATGAGATCTGGAAATGGTCTAGCGAGATTAACCAAGAGTGTAGAGTTGAAAGAATTACTGACTATGTATCAATAGCTAGAAATGTTTATAAGTATCCTGATAGAGTACTTGAGTTTCAAGAATTATTGTGCAGATGGGAGACATGGGAAACTGCAAGACCAGGAATGACTTCTCTAGTCCTTCCTGCATGGTTATCAAAAAATCTTATTGAAGAAGTTTTTGATATGGATGATTCTGAACAAGTTATTTCTTCTTGTGAACCAGAGTTCCTTTATTTTTATCGAGATAATATTCAGAAACATGATAATATACCGTTAGATGAAGACTTGCAAACAGGAAATTGTTTATTGCCTCATAATGATTATGTTGATGATAATACTGAGAGTATTATTTTTCTTGTGAATTTAAATCATCGAACAGTAAAAACAGGATTTTGGTCATTTAACGAAGAAGTTCTTCAGTATGAAGATACTGATGAAGAAGTGAATGAGTATGCTAGAAGTATAGATCTTCACAACTACCATGAAAAAACAAACAATGGTATTTTGGATAATGTTCTTAATGTTGAATATAATTTCAATGAGGCAATAGTTTATAATGCAAGAGCTTTGCATCAACCATGGATAGATGATTTTTATACTAGACAAAATCCTAGAATTATGTTAAGGTTTCCTTTTGATCTCTCCCAAGAAGAATTGAAAAGGGTATTATGAAGACTGTTGATGAGATTTGGGATTGGGCTGCAGAGGTTAATCCAGATGTCCAGATAGAAGAACTTGCTGAATATGTATCAATAGCTAGAAATGTTTATAAGTATCCTGATAGAGTGCTTGAGTTTCAAAAACTTTTAACTAAGTGGGAATCAGCTGATGGAGATAAACCAGGAGTAAATTCTCTAGCACTTCCTGCATGGACAGGAAGTAACATTATCAACAATGTTTTTGGTGATCATGATGAGAATGATTACATCCTTGAAGAATCTAAATCTGAGTTTATTTACTTCTACAAAAATAATAAAAAGAAATTTGAAACCGATCCGTTGTCGGAAGTATTGTATACTGGAAATTGTCTATTACCACATCATGATGTTATTGATGATGATACTAAAGTATGTATAGGTCTTGTAAACTTAAATCACAAATCAATTAAAACAGGATTCTGGTCATTCAATAATGAAGTTCTTTTGTATGAGAAGGATATAGATTACTATGATGATTATATTGAGGAGATAAATCTTGATAACTACCATGAAAAAACAAACAACGGTATTCTGGATCAAATCCTCACCGTTGAATATCATTTCAATGACGCTATATTTTATAATGCAAGAGCTTTGCATAATCCAGTCATAGATGATTTCTACACCAGAGAGAATCCTAGAATGACGTTAAGATTTTATTTTCCTTACGAGTCTTGACGAGGGGGTCTAGACCTACTATAATGAGCGCATCCTCAAAATGATTATGGATCAAACAATTGAAGTGGTTGCAGCGACCCGCGAGTGGGTCATGGATCGACTAGCAGACCCGAATCTAGAGTATCAAGATGCAATGGCTCTAGCTGATGAATTCAAAGAATGGATTAACCCTAAAGAAGATGAAATTGATATCTTATCCGTATGAAAAAATCCATGTTTATTTGTAGTGCAATCGTATCTGCTACTGTATTAACTGCAGTAACGTTTGTGGCTTTGCCTGATAAAAATACAGCAGTTCCTATCCCTGTAATTCCTTATCCAGAACTACAAGATCCTCCTCCTATTGATACTTATATCTGTGACGGATGTGAACCTAATGAAAACATCACCCTATCATTTCTGCAGGTTCGTGGTATCAAAGACAAGGCAGCTCTTGCTACTGTAATGGGTAACATCAAACAGGAATCTAAGTTCATTCCTAACATCTGTGAGGGTGGTGCTCGCGTACCATATGAGCAATGCTTGACTGGTGGGTATGGTATCATTCAGTGGACTACTCAGAAGCGTTACGATGGACTGAGTACCTTTTGTACTAAGTATGAATGCAATCCCTCTACCATGCAGGGACAACTTAGGTATATGGTTAACGAACCTCAGTGGTTAGACTACGAAGTTCATTTAAAAACGGAAGATCAACCGATTGCTTTTTATATGAATCATGCTTACAATTGGTTGGGTTGGGGCATTCATGGTAAACGAACTAAGTATTCTCATGAATATTACAATCAACTAACAAAACCCTCAGGCAACGTTGCCTGAACCTAAATATTACGACTACTAAAAAGAACTATGAGTATCACTCAAGACGTTGTACGCGAAACTCTTGAAATTTCTGAAAATGTAGCATTCAAAAATCAATGTGTTATGGTTCTAGATTCTTATCTACAAGAAGAACCAGACCTATCCAGACTAGAACTTGTAGCAGCACTCAAGATATACATGAAAGGGCTTGACGACGACTGAGCACTCAGTTATACTCTCTAAATAAATTCAAGCTACGAATATCACATGGAATCTATCGAACCGTATTCGACAGTTCTAGTGCTCAATAGTTCTTATGAACCTTTACACTTTACAAACTGGAAGAGAGCGGTTATTCTTCTCTTTAAAGAAAAAGCAAGAGTAATTTCAAGTAGAGTTATAAGACTCGTTTATTTTGTGAGAAGACCCTTCGTTAGATTTTCTGAAATGTATCCTTCCCGTGCAATGATCTACAAGAGAGATAAAAATACATGTCAGTATTGTGGTGCAAAAAGTAAACTTACAATCGATCATGTAGTTCCTCGCTGCAGAGGTGGCGGAAATACTTGGGACAACATGGTAGTTGCCTGTTCCAGTTGCAATACGAGGAAAGGTGATAAACTACTAGAGCAAACGAACATGAAACTTCGTAAGAAACCAAGAGCTCCCATCAGCAAAGTAATGATGGATCTTGAAGAAACAAAAGTCAGTCAGTGGAGAGATTTTTACTACGGTTGACTTTCTAATTCAAATCAGTTATATTGATTTCATTGGTTCAGTAGCTCAGCGGATAGAGCAACCGCCTTCTAAGCGGTCGGTCGCAGGTTCAAATCCTGCCTGAATCGCCTCGCGGGATTAGTTCAGTGGTAGAACGTCAGCCTTCCAAGCTGAATGTCGTCGGTTCGAGTCCGATATCCCGCTTAACGGACTGGTATACATCCGTGCTCACATCTCCGAGAGAAAAAAGAATCGGAACAACAACCCATGTGAGAGAGAGGTGGGATCCCTCTTGAACCTCCCCTGCTGACGAGCAGGGGACATTCCCCTGCTTGATTAGCTCAGAGGTAGAGCATCTCGTTTACACCGAGGCGGTCGGCGGTTCGATCCC